CAAAAAGAAGAACTAAGTGGAGAAGAAGAAGGAGACGAAGAGGTAGCTCCTGCAATATCTGACGAAGAGATAGAAAACTTTGGAGCCGGTAAAAAGACTACAACTCTTTACTACAACAAAAACTTTGATAAGCCTGGTGCTCGTCTAAAAATTACTTTTACTAGAGATGCAGCTGGAAAATTAGAAAATCAACTGGTAGAAATTCAGTGGCTACACTGGGACGGATCTATTTCAGGAGATGTATATGGTCCAAGTGAGATTCTTGATTCACGAAAAGAAAATGAATCTGAAGTTTTTAAGGGACTTTTTAATTTTTACATGAGATTTGTAGCTAAGAGAAACAAAGAGTATAACAATGCAGAACTTCCAGGTCAGTTCCTTCCATTCTTCAGAAAATATAAAAAAGAGACTGACACTTTTGTTTTGAGAGCTGTTAGAGATCCTAAAACTAATAAATGGAAAGCAGCAAGAGATACTAAGATAGATCTAGAAAGAAAACCTCCTTTTGGAGCAGTTTTGCGTAATGATGGTCAAAACTGGATAGCTGACGTTGTCGACCCTAAAGGTAACGTAGTATCTTCTCTTCAGGTTCCAGGATCCGCGGATGACATGTCTGCCCTAGAAAAAATTGTAAATCAAGCTAACGTTGAACTTGCTAAGAAGTATAGAGAAATTAATGCCCCGGCAGTCGAACCTGTCGCTACTCCAGCCACAAGCCCAGCCGGTAGAGCAGAAGATGAGCATGACTTCCCCCTACCTGATGATATAGAAATGTTTAAAATTAGAAATGGCGCGCTCACTGAGTACGGCATAAATATGCAATCAAGCGTTGGCCTTTTTGGGGAGACGGATGCTGAACTTCGCAGTGGGCTAAGATTTGGTGCATCTATTGAATATATTCCTAGTAAGAACCATTGGATAGTTACGTTATTAGATTCTAGATATAACTTCGATAGAATAAGAGGGCTAGAACATTTAAGTACTCCTGAAACTTACAAAGTTATTAAAGGCAAGATTAGCGATCGTAAAGCTTGGGAAAAAGCTGTAGAAGAAGCTAGAAAATTTGTAGCTGATGCAATAGCTCGTAATAATGGAAATAATACTCCATACGGGTATGAACACCGTCCAATAAAATCTTTAGATGATATTAGGGTAGACGACTATCTAATGCATAAAGCTGATTATCCACCCTACATAAACTACAGTGATACCGATTACCCAGAAGAAAATATTATGGGGTTCATAGGTAAAGTAATTTCTATCGATAAAGATAAAAACGGTAATCGTACTTTTAAAATTAAACTAAAAGACGGTAAGATTAAGAGTTTTACCGACGAGCAACTGTCTGTTGGAGGTGCAATAAGATTCTCTGATGATGACCCAACTATTACAGTATCTACACTAGAAATTGTAAAAAAACGAGTTGCAAAACAAAAGCTAAGAAACCTACGTTTTTCTATTAAAATGTATATAGAAAAAGATCCTAATAAATCTGAAGATTCTTTAGAAAAGATTAGTAAATCTGTAGAGGATAAAATTGGTCCAAACCTGATTGAAAACCATAGATTCTTACAAGAATTGGGTAAAGCTCTTTCCAAAAAAATGTATGACAAATCAAACACTAAGGGATATCTTACCGAGGAAGAGATCTACGAAGTAGTTGATAAGGCTATAGAAGACTATTCTGCTAAACCCGGATCTGCCCCTGAAACTCCTGCTTCAGAACCGTCGGAAAGTTCAGATGTACCAGCTCTAGTCGACCCAGCTCTGTGGGACGGACTAAATGATCAGCAAAAGCAGTTCGTACGAGACTACATAAAAGCTCACGATGCTTTTATGGAGAAGCATGGCCGTCCTGGAATGAGCGTTACAGGTAAAGACGCTACTTCTCTTGGTGATAGAGGAGAGCTATTTTCATTATTCAATGATCTAGCGAAGCTCTTTGGTTGGAAGTGGAATAATCACCAGAGAAGTCCAGAAAACGATGCAGCAGAAAATAGAGCTGCAGAGATTCTTAGAAACTACCCGAGAGGTATTAATTCTAGAGATAGAAACTTTGATCCAACCAATGAAGAAGTTGTATTAAGAGAAAAAGCCTATGAGTTAGCTAATTTAAGAGGAGATTATGACAATCAAAACGCTCTCTACGAGCTTGCTGATTTCCTAGATGCTCAGGACAGAAAAGAAGAAGCCGACGAAGCTCGCAAGGCTGCGGATGACTTAGCTAAACAAATTAAAGAAGAGTCTGGAACCGAAGCCGAAACCGAGACAGAGGAAGAGCCAGAAACAGAGCCAGAAACAGAAACAGAGCCGGAAACAGAAGAAATTACGGTTTCTAAAGTAAAAGTTGGAGATGTGCTTATGACTCCAACTGGACCTAGAAAAGTCAGGCACATCAGCTATCACGATGAAGATAAGACAAGTCTACTATTCACTGTTGGCAAGTCTATGACATTATATGGTTTTGACAAGGTTAAAAGAGTTCTACCGGATCCGAACGTTCTTACAGATGAAAAACGCGAGGCAAACAAAGAAGCGTGGAAGAAGTTTGGACAAGAGTATAAAAACTATAAAGAAGTGTCTAGGCAAAAAAATACAAAGCGTGAGACTAAACGTTTAAGGGCAGAGCTAGAAAAATATCCGCTATTTGCCATATATGAAAAACTTAAAGATTTTAGAGATCTTATACAGTATGCTCCAGACGAGGGCGAAACTGATGAAATGAACGAAGCTAGGAGAGCTAGACTTAAAAAAATTAAAGATCTAATGGCTCAGATTCAAAGAGAAACAACCTATGGACTTAATAACGGAGACACTCACCCTGAAGACCCAATTCCTTACGAAATAGGACCGCTTCTTGATGAAATAAAAGAAGAAGAAGGTATTAGCACGGAAGATATTGACAATGCTACTGCAGTAGACGAGTCCATGCTTCGTAAAGACGTTATTAAAACTAAAGGTGGAGTAATAGACATGTCTGGGCTGCCAATGATTGGCGGTGGCAAGTCTGGAATCCTAGATGAGTTGTGGAAAATTGTTCGTCACAATAAAAAACTAAAACGACTAGGTGAAATATTTATAGAGAATGCTGTAGGTAAAGGAAGGTCTCAAGACTTCTTAATTAGAAATGGTAAGAAGACTGATAGGCCAGGACCGATTAAATACGTTATTTACATTGGAGAAAATGGCGAGTCGATTGAAGTTTCAGAAGATCTCTATAACGTATTTACTCCAGATAGTTCTGACCCTAAGTACAACGTTGATAACACTATTTCCTCTAAGCCCGAAGCAGAAGCAGAAGCAGAAGCAGAAGCAGAAGTGAAGCCAGAAAGTGAAACACCAGAACCAGAAGTATCTGAAGGAATCGACGGAGCTGTTGCACAGCTGAGAAGCGATCTAGAAGATATGATTGAAGAATTTAAATCAAATCCTGGATCAAGTAAGCAGGCTTATAAAGACTTTGCTCGAAAGATGTACGATCATCTAAAGAAATTTAACTCCAAGTTTAACGATGATGACGATCTAGAGCAGCTTAGAGAAGTTTACAACCAAAAGATTACCGATCTTGGCGATGTTCAGGCTGCAAAGAATAAGAGCTTTGGCCCGTCCCCTAAAGAAGAGACAACTGCTACAAATGCTTCAGATGTCCGAGACGTTATCGCTTCAGAAGAATCTCTTCTTGGCACCATTGAATCCAATACAGCTCAAGCTGTTTTAGGTACAATGGCACCTTCTTCTGGCGGACTATCCAGCGAGTTAAAAAAGATTACTGCTGCAAGACTTTTAAGATATATGCCAGATACAGATGTTTTCGATCTGATTAAATCAGCTAGAAGTATTCCAGCAATTGATATGACAGAGCTAGGTATTGGACTTCATAGCGGTAGTGCTCTAGATCTTCAATATACAGATGTTGAAGATATAGGAAGTACAAATGAAGATAAATTTAATAGAGCTTACGGTCTATCCATAACTTCTGCTGAATATGCTGATTCAGAACTTTCTGATTTTAAAGAAGCTTTTTCTACAGATTTAAATAATTTAAAACTTGGCGATACTGTAGTTGTTGTAAAAGAATCAAGTAATTTATGGATGACTCTTCCAAAATTAATGTTCCTTAAAATTGACAATGCTTTAATAAATGCCGTTAAAAATTCTTATAACAATGACATTAGAAAACCTTTAGAGACGCAACCTACACCGGAAGACATACTGAACTTTATAAACAAAAAACTTGGTGGTCAGTATGAAGGATATAAAGTAGTATCCGATAAAAATAAAAAAGATATAGACAAAGTTAAAAAAGTTGCTATCGGACATTTAGTAAAGATATGGGCAACTTCTTCAAATGATATGAGCATAAAATCTCATGCTATGCAGGAAGTTGCTGCAGAACTATTTAGTGAAGACAAGAGAAATTATTCCACCTGGGATTTCAAAAAAATATACGAAGATGGTGTAAAAGGCAGATTTACTAGTAATAGATTTAAAAGCAATGGAATTAATAGTCAGCAAGATTTTGAAAATGCAGTATCTAACGCTATAGAAAATGATCTGCAGTTAAATAAAAAAATATATACCGATTTCTTACTTGCTCAATATAACTCTACTCAGGATGCGTTTAAAAAAGCTGGAATTGATTATGTTGTAGTTTATAGGGGAAGCTTCTTAGATGATATGGTTGCGGTAAACCCTGTTACTAAAGAGAAATCTACTTATTCTAGTGATGAAGAACTTAAAAAAGCTTTTAAATCAACCTACTTTAATCTTTTAGAAGCATTCTCAAAGCTAAGACCGCTTTCTTCCTGGTCCACTGATCTACTTGTTGCAAAAAGTTTTGGGTCGGGAAGCTCTAAAGATAGTGATGATGTAATTTTAATGGGAATGAAAGTTCCAATTGAAGATGTCTTCTCTATACCTGGGTCTGGATTTGGTTCCTACGAAGAAGACGAAGTTGTTATTCTTGGAAACAAGCTTAGAAAAACTTTCTTTACGCCTATAGAAAAGTCAAAGAGAATGGAAGAAACTGATTTAGATCTAGCTCTCTATTCTAAACTTGTAGTTACACCAGATAGTTCAACAGAAGTTAAAGATAAGAATTCTGGAACCGTTTCGTCTAAACCAGAGACCGGTGACCCAATTATAGATATTCTTGGTGGAATTCCTCTAGGTCCTTCGCAAAAAGAAGAATTTTTTGACCTAGATACGAATGATAGATCTGCAGACTGGATCAAAACTGTTGGCTGGGATCTTCCTACAGACGTAAACGAATTTTTGTCATCTTTTGAATCCAGAGATGATCTAGCAAACTTCATGTCAAAACCAGCTGCAGATGGTATGCCAGATGACCTAAGAAGAAATGTTTGGCAAAGTTCTGACTCTTACTTTGAAAGTAGAGGCCCGTCCCCTAAAGAAGAACGGTCAGGAGAGGAAGAAAAACCTCAATATTTGCCTGAGCCGTTCGATCCAACAGATATTTTCTTTGATATAGAGGGTTACTACGACTCAATCTATGACTACACTAAAATGCCAGATGGATCTCCATTTAACTGGGATGATCAGCAGCTGATGGATATTGCTGAAGATGCAATAAATAATGCAACAGGCAAAACTACGATAAATGCAAAGAGAGCCAATAGAAGAGCTGTTTATGAAGGTATTATTGCAAAACCTAACGTTAACTCTAAAACCAACGTTGAGACAATAAAGGATCAGGTCACCCTTAGAGATCAAACTCCATCAACTAAAACTGTAATGAACAATACTCCGTTTTACAACTTTGCGGATGGGTCAATATACAAACAGTATATTGATGAATTTACTGATAAGTATGGAAGAGAGTATTGGATTGTTACCAGAGTCTTAGATGGTAATCAAGATATATTAGCTACAGCTCATGACAAAGAAAAGTATGATTTTAATGATTTAGATGCTAAAGAGAAGTATGATTCTTCTTCGTACTTAGATGTAAGGGGTGACATGATAGGTATGATCATCACTTTTGATAGGTACAAGAGAAGAGGACTAGCTACAGCTTTACTATACATAGCAAGACAAAGATCTGGCTCTCCGATAGAGCACTCTAGCGCATTGACTAAGAATGGTTTTGCATTCTCTAACTCGGTTGACCAGGCAAATCCAGATGTTCACACTCACTCAAAGTCAAAAGATATACAGAAAAAGGCGCTTGAAGAGAGAGAAAACGAGCAAAGTCAGGGTCCCTCTCAGAAAGAAGAATTTTTACCGGAGCCTTTTGATCCGTCTGACCCGAACTTAGATGTTGAAAAAGCTTTTAATTTTAACCCAACTACATTTCCTGATGGAACTCCTATACCTGAAAGAGATTTAACGGTATTCAAATATCACGACGATATTATTGCTAGATATGAAGAAATATTAAATAAATATCCTAAAGATTCTGAAGAGTATAAATCTGCAAAACAGACAATAAAAAATAGCAAGGAAAGTAAAGTTAGAAATTTTCTAGGTGCTAGTGCTAAATATAACCCTGACTCAAAAACTAATAGTTCTACTATTTCTGAAAGATTTGACGAAAACGGATTTGAACCTAGCGTAGAAGTTAAAGACTATGTTCCATCTAATGGAGCTAGAATTGAAAGATATCAAAACAGATATACAGACCAGTACGGTAGAAAATATTTAATTATAACTGACGTTGACGATAGAATTGAAAGATCTTTTGTTTTTGCAGTTGACATAAATAATAAAAATGAAGATGAAATAGAAAAAATTCTTAAATCTGATAGTTATGACAATCGTTATATAGAAGGTTCTAACGTTGCAACTTTATCTTTTGATGACCCTGAAATTGACTATAGAGATGGTTATGTAGATTCAAGTTCTCCAAACGTAAAAAGTAAAATGGCAATCAATTCAATTTACACGAATCTTCCATATCAAAGAAGAGGATTGGCCACAGCACTTCTTTTTGCAGCTAGACAATATATTCCTATGTATATCGTTCATAGCGATACTTTGTCAAATATGGGAGCTGCGTTTTCTAAAAGTATAGATCCAAATCCAGATGATCACGATAGCAGAGAATCTAAAGAAATTTTGAAGGAAAAAAAGAAAAGCCAAGGCCCCTCTCCTAAATTAGAACTTCCGGAAGATGATGGAGGAGATGAAACTAATGTAAATGACACTCCAGGAAGAATTCTTCAGGCTCAGTGGGCTGCTTTAATTAACGGTCTTCAAGAAGATTTTTATGAAAATAGTAACTATCAGGATGCCGAGATTTATATTGATCCAGAAAACTATCAGGCTTCTACTGATACGTGGAAGGGTTTAAGTATTAGTAGTTCGATAGAGAAAGATCTAAAAATAGCTGCAGCTAGATTAATTGGAGCCGAAATGAGATCATCTGCAAAGAATATTCTTAGAGCTATAGCCGATGCTGAAGATAGCGATCTACTTTGGGTTGATGACCTTGTATCAAATTTAATGGCAGAAAATGAAGATGAGTCGGATGACTATGAAATTGCAATGAGAGCTTTTGACACCGATCTAAATAATCTAAAAAAAGATTCTTTAGTTATGTTCTATGACAGTGAAGATGTGGGCTTGTTTGTAACTACTATGGAGTATTTTATAAGATCCGAAGACGAAAATAAGCCTGACTCATATTTTACCCCTGAAAAACTTCTAAAAATACTAAATAAATTTAAGAAAGACACGGATATACAAATTCTTTCTAAAAATAATTCGGACATAGATGATTCTATGAGATATGTTGGATCGGCTCTTTTCATTAAACAGTGGGCTAAAGCCTCGAATGATGAATTCCTTTCCGATCTTTTACAAAAAGCTGCAGTTGAAGTTTTTGATATGAAAGATGGGACATGGGCAACTCGTTCTGGAGATGTAGAAAAAAATGTAGAAAATGAGACAGACGAGCAACTAAAAGATTTTGAACGTAAACTAAGAAAGACTTATAAAGAAGAAATTGATTTTGCTTATGGTATGAATTTTCAAGTTTACACTGACTTTATAAAAAGTATGTATACAGTTACTCAACAATTTTTAGAGGATTTAGGGGTAGAGTATGTAAGGGTCTACAGAGGTACCGGAGTTGGTGAAGCTAAAGATGTAGATGGGGATTCAGATTTCAAGTCTTCTGGGATAGGAATGATAAATGTACTTCAAAGACCGATGTCCTCTTGGTCATTCCACGATGAGACTGCTTTAGGATTTGCTGCTGAATCGATAGACAATTATTTTAGAGATCCATTATTTATAGCAACTTTAGTTCCAGCAAGTCAAATTTTAGCATTCCCCGGAGCTGGATTCGGATCTTTTGAAGAGGGAGAAATTGTTCTTCTTGGTGGATTCCCTAGAAAAGTTTTAGCAGCAGCCTACAAAAACAAATTAGATGATGATACAGCAATGGACGAAGATAAAATTAATCAAAGACATTTCTTTTTAGAAAAAGCTCTTTATCAAATTGAAAAATATTTTAATGATCTTTATCAGAATGATGAGAAGTCTACGCTAGATCTTCTCAACTACAACTCTGGAATAAATCCTTCAACAGGTCCATCTCAAAAAGAAGAATCTTCCGACTATGAAGATAGATTAGATAAACTTCAAACTGCTTACATGGAAGAAAACGATCCTGAACTAGAACTAGATGAAAATTCAGATACCACCTTCCCGCACGTTGGCGTCGGTCCAGAGAATAAAGTTATTGGTTACGTTAGACCTGAAGTTTTGAGATCTATGAAAGGTAACTATACTGAAGAAAATCCTGACTATAGAATCGGAGCTAAGGGAGGACTCTATGAACCAATAAGAGTTTCTTATGACCCAGAAAATGGACTAGCTGTAGTTACAGAAGGAAACCACAGAGTTAAAGCGGCTTTAGACACTAAACGTGAATACGTTCCTGTTTTTGTAGTAGTTAACAGAGGAATTCCTACTGATCCATCTGAATGGGAAGACGGGTTCAGTCCAAAGAAACTGAAAAATGTAGATAAGTCTATATTCCCTAACGATTTCAATAAGCTAACGGTAGCTCACCCTATTCACATCTTTGACAGAAAAGACGTCCTAGCTCCTGGAATTGGCTTGGATACGTCAGTAGAATCAACTCCGCTAAACATCGATGACACCAATGAAAACTCTGACTGGATTAAAAATGTAGGGCCTTCTCCTAAAGAAGAAAACAACGAGATTTACAAGAAAGATTATAAAATTTCGTACGAAGGCAACAATGCTCGCCCAGGGGAGTGGGGGGAGCAGGTTATAACTACTACTCATATCCCTACGGGTGAGATTATAGGAAGACTTAAGTGGAATGATGAAGAGGCTTATGAAGATGGTGTAGTTCAATCTATTGAAGTAAATCCAGAGCATAGGCGTAAAGGTATTGCCACTGCAATGTGGAAATATGCGTTGAAACTAAGTCGTCAAGGTAAGGTTAATAAACCTCGTCATTCTTTTGTAAAATCTTCTGAAGGTAAAGCATGGGCAGATTCTCTTAAAAAAGGTAAAGGCCCATCCCCCAAAGAAGAAACCAACGAAGCCCCGGACAAAGAAGCAATTGTAGCCGCAATAGATGAAATTATGGCTATAAAAGATATCGCGATGGGTCCTATATATAATTTTGTAACTTTAAACTACTCATCAAGAAGATATATAAATAAAGATACCGGAAAGCTAGAATCTAAAAAATCTCTTGATCCAAGTGTAACAAGCATCCCTAAAGAAGAATTGTTAGATATTCAAGGTGAAAAAGATAGAAAAGCTTACAAACCTACAGACACAGCAATTGAATTAAAAAATAAAGTAGTTGCCCTCGGCCAAATGATTTTAGGTGGGGCTAAAAAAGCCGCTGAAAATAGAATGATAAAAGAAGGTCTTCTCCCAGAAGGAATGGATCCGGATCAGCACAGAGTAGAACTAGATCTTGCTATTAAAGAAAAGTCTGAAATTATAAAAGAAAAATCAGGTCAGTTTAAAATAACGAAAGAAAACCTATTGGCTAATGCGCTTAAAACGGTTTCTTACGAGGACCAGGAAAAACTTTATCAAAAACTTAAAAGCAATGATGACTACTGGTGGGGTAAAAACCCTTTAGTAGGTGAAGAAACTCTTAATATGGCTTTAGTTGAAGGTGAAAATCTTATGAAGTCAATTAGAGACTATTTTAATGGCGATGGTGTATATAAAGAGATGGTAGTACTTTTAGATACAGGTGCAAAAAAATCAGTTTGGAAACCGCTCAACGAATTAAGCGTGGCTCGTAGGCGAATGGGTAAGTGGCATCTTGTAGATGATTACACCGAGTTAGCTGGTGAAAAAGTAGCTCTGTCTAATAAATTAAGCTATTTAGAGGGAATTTTAACTACCATGGCTATTAAAGAGGGGTTGGTAGACATATCTGAGCTAGAAAAAATGGCTGCAGAATTAAAATCTTTAAGAGAAGAAACTTCAAAAATTCAACCCCCAAAGCAGTTTGCTAAAAAACTTCACGACTACATAGCTGAAGAAGTTAAAAAATCGTTAGAAGACCTGGGGGTTGAATTTGACTCGGTTGATATGTCCCCAGTTGTCGGTAACGTTGAACCAGTCCCTAGATACATCTCTAGTCAATATAAATATAATTACGAAAATAGAGTTGGAACTTTTGGAAGGTTAAATCCTAAAACTATACAAGAATTAGAAGATGCTTTTAAATTTATACCAAAAAACATTCTAGAGTCAATTAAAGATTACATAAACTCGAAAAAACCTAGGGGAAATAATAATCAACCAAAAATTGGAATTAGAGAGTCAGAAGCTAGAGCTCACATATATACTGCCCGGAATAACGGTAATATCATAATTAGAGGAAGCACTTTATCAGATTTTATTCACGAGTTTTGGCACTTAATTCAAGAAATGAATTCTGATATTAGAGCTATAGAACATGCTTTTACTTACGACAGAGTTAGAAATGAAGATGGAACCATAAAACCTATACTTGAAATACCTTACTCGAATGACACTGAAAAAGTTTATGGCAATAGTAGTTTTTCGAATGCAAATGTGGTAGATCCATATACTGTAAAGCAATACAATCCTGACTCTAGTTCTAATAATATGAGACTACACTCGAATGACAATGCTACTGAAGTTTTGACTACAGGTATGGGTGATCTTTTTGGTGCAGAAGATATAGGAAGATTTACTAATCCAAAGGGACTAGTTGTAGTTACCGGTAGAGGTAGTAAGAGAGAATACTATAAAAATCCTCACATGGATATTGCAACTGGACTTTGGTATACTGACGAGACTATGACTAATCTAATTAATCCTAAAAAAATAACTGGTGTTTTTGGATTAGATATAGCTAGTCCTACAGATTGGGACTTTAAGGCATTTAGTATTGGTATGCTCTTAGCTTTAGCAGATTTGGAAAGTAAATAATGGATGAAATAGATTACAACGCCCCCGTAGATCCGTGGACCTTTTCTATAGAAGGTGTTCAATGCTCATGGAAGCCAGAGCACCCGTTTTTGGAGTCTGATGGATCCGAGGATGTAGATCGTATAATAAAAAACATACATATATTTTTAGATATTCAATGGGAAACTAAAGATGGAATGTTTTCTGTACCCCCGTCTGGACCCCACCTTATGAAAAGTCCAGCATCTCCATATGCAGTTTTGTACGCAATTCTTTCAATTTATGGCGACGAGCCGGAGCTAATTTCATTCTCAGATAATGCTCCAAAATGGACTGACATTGATCCAATCGAGCCTGGAACTGAAGAGTTAGATATAGTAAATTAATATTTAAAATAGACTAAATAATAGTACTGCTACAATAGAAGGGCATTAGTGCATTATATTAGCCTATGCTGAAACTGCCATCCCTATGGAGGATTTTATTTAGATGTTAGATTCGGAAAACACCCCCACATTCTCTGGTAAGGACGGATCTTTATCCCTATTTACCTATGAGAATAAGGGCGTAGTTATTGATACTGACGTCAATCTCGTGGTACAAACTGGTCAGTCAGAGGACCTACTTTCTTCTAGAGATTGGCAGCCTAGTGAAGAAGAGATTTCTTCAAATGTTTTAGAGCTAGCTAATGGGGCTCTTATAGATTTAGATTTAAAAATTCTAGCTGCAGCAAATCGTTTATACACTATCCCAAAAGGTGCCCAAGCAGAAGCCAAGAAAGCCCTCGAATGGCGTAAAGAACACAAGCGTGGTGGAACTCCTGTTGGATTAAACACTGCTCGTACTCTTGCTCGTGGAGGTCAAATAGGCCTACAGAAAGTACGTCATATCGCAAAGTATTTCCCGCGTCACGAAGTAGATAAGCAAGGTAAAGGCTGGTCTCCAGGGGAGGACAACTTCCCTTCTAACGGCCGAATCGCATGGGCCTTGTGGGGCGGGGACACCGCTTGGAGCTGGGCTAGAGCTATAGTTGAGCGAGAGAATAAGGCAATGAAGGCTGACGCTTATATGGAGTCAGAACTTGATTCATATTTACCAAAAAATACTTACGATGCTGACGTTCAAGATTTCACTAAATCTATTTATTTAGATCCTATGTCTGCTCCAGATTTTATAGCAAGAGTTAGAATGGATGGTTCTGGAATTGATCGACTCTACAAAGTAGTTTCTACTGGAGACGTCTATGTTTGGGATGATGGCCAGTGGGACAACCTAGGTAATATAAATGGGACTATCTGGGATTACGATAGAGAGCTCGATGATGACGAAGATTATGTAGAGAAAACTCACATATCAATTGATCCAGATTCAGCAATTATAATTTCTGCCAGACTCCAACAAAATCCCGATCAGTGTGTATCTATTGCAGATATTGATGCTGATGAGGCGATGCTAGCAGCCGAGGCTTATCAAGAACTAGATCTTGATATTATTGATCGATCTCTAACTGCAGCCGGAGAAGATCCTATTGGAGATAACATTTACACTCCACAGGAACGAGCAGAAAATGCACAAAGGCAAGCAAGAGATCGTGGCGGTAAATTTGCTCCTCAGGGTGGAAGTAAAGCTGGGTATACTGCACCAGCCGCAGAAAGAATGAAGAAAGAAGCTCCACCTCTTGGAGACTTCTCTCATCCACTTGATACATCTGGAATATTAGGTAGACCTAGATCTCCTATAGATAGACCTAAAGCTTTTATTAAGGGCGATCTACCTGCAATGACTTCTAATGATTTGCACAATCTTCTTTATGATTGGGCAGGGTGGGTTGACTCTCAGCGTTCTGCAGCTGGAGAAGGTCCGGCTCATGGGATACAAAGCTCTGGAGAAGAGAAAGAAGCTGTTGAACCCACATCAGTAGAGTATGACCACCCGCTTCTAAGAAAATGGATTAAGTCTGTAAATGAACCAAACAAGACAAAGTCTGAAAGCGAGAATGACTCCTGGGCAAAGCCTGTAGTTGCTGCTAGCCAAGTTGATAAGGGTTATGAAATGACCCCTAAAACTTCTGACGTAAAGCCAATATATCTAGCTATAGTTGCCCAGGACGATCCAAGAGCAGTTTTAAATCTTGTTGCTATAGTTCCAGAAAGCTCTGTATCTCCTAAGCCTATGACTTATATTCGTAAAGGCGGTAAGTGGCTTCGTGACCCTAGAGTTTTAAATGACTTTAAATCAGCAACTCCGCCGCCAGTAGTTCCATTAGATAAAGCTACCCTAAACGATGTTCTTTTGCAGGTAGATGAATCTACCCAGCCAACTACTGCTTCTGCTTTGATGGATATAGACCACATTCTTACAGTTTTGTGGGGTCCTAATGCACTTTCCGCTGCCGGAGGTCTTGACAGAAATAGAGGCAAAGCGGAAGAGCTTAGACGTTATTGGACTGTTGGTAAAGGTGGTCTAAAGATTCGTTGGGGTACCGGGGGGGACTGGACTCGTTGCGTTAGACAGCTAGAAAAGTATCTCGGCCCGCGTGCAAAAGGATACTGTGCTCTACGTCATAGAGAGATGACTGGCATGTGGACTGGAGACAAAAAACACCGTCAATTGTATGGACGTAAAAAAGGCGGAAGAAATGTATTTAGCACAGAAGTACTGGAATCCACGGACAATATTCTTGTTAAATCAGAAGTTTTTGCCAAAGCTCACGACGCAAAAAGACGAGTAGGTTTGACTTCTGCTGCTGGCATAATCACCGAAGGATTAAAGTTTAAGATCCCTCTAGTAATTCCAGAGGACATGGAGTCTGGAGATGGACGTCAGTTTAAGAAAGGCTCGCTAAGTATCAGGGAGTTACCTCTACCTTTGATGTGGCAAATGAAAACCGCTGAAGGTCATATGGGTTCCGTAGTTGTGGGTCGAATCGATTACATGGAAAGAACTTCTCAGGGAATTGGAAATGCTTATGGTGTTTTTGATACTAGCCCGTATGGTCGCGAAGTTCAAAGACTAATTGAGAATGGGTTTATAAAAGGTGTCTCAGCTGATCTCGATCAGTTTGAAGCAAAGGAGATCAAAAACGAAGCTGCAGAAGGCGACGACGATCTAGGAAAGAGCAAACTTTCTATAAACAAAGCACGTGTAATGGCTGTTACAATTGTACCTAAGCCAGCATTTCAAGAATGCAAAATAATTATAGAAAAAACTACCAATACCCCTCAGGAGGAAAGTATGATTGCCGACGGCATCTATCAAGATGACTCGGATTACGCAAATGCTCAAGCTTTAATTGCTTGCGGCATCATTGCGGGCGCAATCCCAGTCGTTCCGCCAACCGAGTGGTTTGACAATCCCAAGCTAGATAAGGCTACTCCTATTACTGTTGACGACAGCGGTAGAGTTTTTGGACATATTGCAGCTTGGAATGTTGATCACATTGGATTGGCATATGGAACAAAGCCACCGCGTAGCAAGAGTAACTACGCATATTTTCACACAGGAGTAGTTAGAACTACTTCTGGTAAAGACATTCCAGTAGGTCAGCTTACTCTAGCGGGTGGACATGCTTCTCTAGAAGCAAGTGCAGCTGAAGCAGTTAAGCACTACGATGACACTGCATCGGCAATCGCTGATGTACATGCTGGAGAAGATGCTTATGGTATCTGGGTAGCAGGTGCATTGAGACCTGATGCTAAGCCAGAGCAGATCCGTGCACTTCGTGCTTCAGCTCCTTCAGGTGACTGGAGACCTATTCGTGGTTCTCTTGAGCTAGTAGCTGTTTGCCAGGTAAACGTTCCAGGCTTCCCAATCGCACGTGCTCGTGTTGCTTCAGGTGCAGTTATGGCTCTTGTTGCAGCCGGTGCTCTACCTTTAGCTAAGATGAAGCTTGACCCTACGGCTGAGCTTGCTGCTCGTATTGAAAGATTGGAAAATCTAAGATTTGTTGAACTTTCTTCTTCTAATTCTCAACAAAAAGTTGAAGACTACTCAAGCAAAATTGCAGAGCTATCTGCAAGAGTACGTGATGGAGAACTTACATACATTTCCCGTGAAGTTAGAGAAGGTCTAGCTAAAGAAGGTAAAGCTCTTCCAGATGGATCTTTCCCTATTCGAAACGTAGAAGATCTTAGAGCAGCTATTCACGCTTATGGACGTGCAAAAGAAAGCAAGAGATCGGCTGTTAAAAAGCACATCATCAAGATGGCTGGCAAACTGAATGTTCGCCACCTAATTCCTGAAAATTGGAAAGCCAACTCTGAAGATGTAGTTACTGCAAGTGCCGAAGACCTTAGAGCAAGAATTGCTGCTAAAACTTCAACTCTAGAAGATCCTGTAGTGGCTAGTGCCGATGATCTTCAGTCTCGTGTTGAAGCAGTCAAGAGTCGCCTGGGAAAAGCATTGGCGGCTGATGGATCTGCACCGGAGGAAGCTCCGGTCCCGGTAATGGAAGATAACGTACCTGTTCCTTCAGAAGGAAACAAGGAAGTTATCGGTAATCCTGAAGAAGAAGGATTCAAATTCATTCCCGGAGTCAATCAGCCGCGTGACTATGCCGGTAGGTTCCAAGATGTTTTAGGCAGATTAAAGCTAGATCTTGGTACTTCTGGGCTTCAGGATGTAGTCGATGAAGTAAGTAATGTTGAAAAAATCTATAAAACTGGAAGCTATGAAGAAGCAGCCGATGCTGCCCAAAGCCTTATCGGGCTTCTAGATCGTATAGATTCAAACTCTCTGACCGGACCTTCCCTAGAGAATGTCCGTGCAGCATCAAGAGAATTAGGGGAAGTTATTGGTAATTTACCTCTTCCCTTTGATGATCAGAACGCCAAACTTAGGTTTAGCGATCTACCGCCAGCCCTAAAAAACCTTATGACAAATATGGTCGATAGAGTTGGTCAAAAATTAGGTGAGAAGGAGAGCAAGGAAGCTGTTGCAGACATAGAGGAATTTATGCGTGGCGGAGACCTATTTAATCAGGCAGATATCTCGTCTGTTATGACTAGAATGCTCAGACTACTAACTTAAATAATAAACAAGTAAAAACTAATGTAAAATATTAGCTAGGTGGAGTGCCTTTCGCTTTCATGCGCCAAAGTCCCTTTACCTTGAACCGATTAGCATAATGCTCGCCCCTGAGCATTATCAACTGTCCTATTAAGGAGGCCCAGTAGTGGACCAGATTAGATCACAGGTTGATCGCTTGTCAGAGCTTACAGATGAACAAATCTCAGCTCTACAAGACCAGATCATTAGTGAATTTGAATCGTTTGAATCCCAGGAGCCTACCGCCGAGTCAGTTGACGCTATGACGTCACTTGCCGACATGCTTGACGCCGTTCGCGGCGAAACCAAGCAGCGTGAGATGGCCGCCCAAGAGCTTGCTTCGCAAGCTGCAGAAGCTGCTATGCGCGTTAAGGGAAGTGACGAGGAGCCTATGGAGGGTGATATGCCAAGTGAAGATATGCCTGTAGTGGAAGAAGTTCCAGTAGAGGATGTCCCAGCGACTCCAGAAGAAGCCCCAGTTGAGGGAGAGCCCGTAGAGGAAGCTCCTGAAGTTGAAGGCGAGACTCCTGAGGAAGAGGATGACGAGTACAAGAAGAAGAAATCTGATTCTGAATACTCCACCGAATCTGTCGATGCGTCTGCTACCGCGGTAGAAGGTTCTGAACTTTCAACCGAAGAAAATCCAATCGCTGAAGTTGTAGAAGAGACTCCAGCACCAGAAGAGGCTCCAGCCGAAGTCGTCGAAGACGCCGAAGTTGAAGTCCCAGCAGAAGACACCGAGTTTTCTGTTGAAGAACCACAATCAAGTACTATTGCTCCAGAAGAGCAGGAAGGGCAGGCCCCAGTGACCGCCACAGCAGAACAGCCTTTTGAGGCTCCAGCTGACCGTCAGCCTGTAGTTCAGGTTTCAGAGCCAGCACCGGTAGCGATTACCGCTGGTGCTGACATTCCTGGCTACACCGCAGGCAGCGAAATTAAAGACATGTACGAGGTAGCAGTAGCTATGGAGAAGCGTCTCCACTCTCTACGTCGTGTCAACGGAGGAGACGGAGAACAGCACATTGTTGCATCTCTAACCACTTCGTATCCAGAAGAGCGCGTCCTCACCACTGACGCAGAGTCAAACATGGCAAAGATCCAGGCAGTAGCTGGTCCAGAGGCACTTGTTGCTTCCGGTGGTCACGCTGCTCCATTCGAAGTCAAGTACGACATCTACTCGATTGGTTCAACCAACGTTCGCCCAGTTCGCGATGCATTGCCTCGCTTCCAGGCTGACCGCGGTGGTATCCGATTCATCACTCCACCAAGCCTTGCTTTGGGCTTCAGCAACAACACCACTGTAGCAACTTCAAGATTGTCTTACGACAACGCTGTTGGTCAGTGGACTGCTGGAACTGACCTGACCCCAGGTTCTAACTCAAAGACCAGCTTGACTGTAACTTCATCTTATGAGAACACCGTAGCAACCTACGCTATGACTCTACAGATCAAGTTCGGTAACTTGATGACTCGTGCTTACCCAGAGCTAATTGCACGCCACAACGAGATTGCTCTTGTACAGCACGCTCGCGAAGCTGAGCAGCAACTTGTTGCAGGTATCGCAAGCGCTTCAACAGCAGTTACCACTAGCAGCGTTCTAGGTTTCGGCCGTGACTTCTTGCTACAGGTTCGTCGCGCAGCTGTTGGTTACCGCCAGCGTCACCGCCTAGCACCTGAGACCCAACTACAGTGTGTAATTCCTGTATGGTTCTACGATGCAATGGCAGCTGACCTAGCTTTGGCTATGCCAGGTGACGGTACCCTATCAGTCTCTAAAGCAGAGATCGATGGCTACCTATCAGCTCTGAACGTAACTGTCGTTCCTTACATGGACTCAGACACCAGCTCAAACACACTGATCACCGGTCAGTCTGATTCTGCTGCTTTGAACCCATTCCCAAACAGCCTAGTCTGGTATCTATTCGCAGAGGGTACTTTCGTATTCCTAGACGGTGGAACTCTAGACCTAGGTATCGTTCGTGACAGCACCCTTGTTGGAACTAACGACTACTTGATGTTCCTTGAAACCTTCGAGAACGTCGCAAAGGTTGGTATTGAGTCTCTAAAGATTACATCAACCATTAACGTCAACGGTGCTGCTTCAGCTCTCCGTGACACCCTTGGTGCTACAACCGCCACAACTATCGAGTTCTAAACCCGATAACCCCCTCGTTGTTGGGGTGGTCTTGAAAAAGGCCACCCCGATAGCGGGAATAAGATTTTAAATTAAGGATTTGAACATGGCTTTTCCAAATAACGGTGTTATAGAAGCGCCAAAGATTGTGCCTTCTGCTTTTGGCCTACTTGCTGTAGTTGATCCAATTACTGGACCAGAAGATAAGTGGGTCCGAGGTTTTTCTCAAGAGTGGGAGACAGATGTTTACGCTCTATACAATGTAGATTCTACAGACATTAATGAGACAAAAATTGCTGGCGACAACACTGTTGTATATTATGACGAAATTAAGCCTTTCTTTATTGAAGTGCAAGAAGATCGTTCTACTTTAGGTTTTCTAGGTATTGACAGAATGGCTAGAATTAAGCGTCAGTGTGATGCAACTTCTCAGAGAGCGATTGAAGAAGAGCTTTGGGACGGAGCAATTAGAATTGCAACAGGGCACTCAAACAGAGCTTTAACATCTTCTTCAGTAACAGTTTTAGATGGAGCCGGACTTTCTTCAAAAAGAGCTCTAGCTGTTTTGGAGCATGGAATTGCTAGGGCTTCTCATGCCGGCGAACAAGGAATCATTCACGCTACTCGTGACGTAGTTGCTCTTCTTTCAAGTAACTCAAACATGCTTTTCCATGAGCAAGTTAAAGATCATTTGCAAACTATGGGCGGAACTCCAGTTGTTACTGGTTCTGGCTATACAGGCAATGGTCCTCGTATTTCAGTTGCTACTGCAGCAATAACTGGAAACACTACTCTAACTATCAACACATCTACTCCACACTATTTGTTAGCTGGAGATACAGTTCGTTTTTCAGTAGTTGGAGCTAACATCAACCAATCTTCTACTTCAACAGCAGTTGTCAGCAAAGTTGACGCCGATACTGTAACAATTACTATTGCAAGTTCCACGAATGCTGCTCAAGAAGCAGTTACTGGATATATTCAGCAGCTTGGAACTATTTCTGCAAAATGGATTTATGGCACTGGAACTATTCGAGTTTACCTCGGAGATGTTGATGTCGTAAACGACAACTTGGCACAAGCCTATGCTGTCGCATCAAACCAAAATGACATGAGGCTAAAAGCGATCCGCCCGGCTGCGGTTTACTTTGATACCTCGATACACCTCGCTGTTCGTGTCGATTTGACAGCAGCATAAACAACTAACTAACCTAATAAGAAGGAGAAAAGGCAATGCCTACTCAAGAATATGCAGCCAGCATCCAAGGTGTGTCAATCCGTGTCACCCGCTTGGACGCAGCTGGCAACCTACAAACAGGGCCGGGTGACAGCTATACAACCTCAGCTTTTATGCGTCTGTCATTTACACCTGAATATGAAGAAGGTGACGAGATCACCGAAAAAGGCGCTAACGGTGCAGTCTGTGTTACATTTAAGTCTCCAGACACTCTAAAGCGTATTACCATGGAACTTGCAATCTGTGAGCCAGATCCAGAGCTTTCTGCTCTATTGTCAGGTGGTTTGCTGCTTCGCAAGAACGTTGGAACCTTTGCTTCTGCAAACAACCTATCCGTAGGTTGGGCATCTCCAGGCGTTGGCGATGATCCAGCTGGTTTCGGTGTTGCAATCGAAGCTTGGTCATGGGCTGTTAAGGATGGAAAGCGCGCAAGTGCTCGTCCTTACTTCCACTGGGTATTCCCATTTGTTAAACTACGTCAATCAGGTGACCGTGTTATTGAGAACGGTGTTCTTGCTAACACATTCCAGGGCTACGGTCTAGGAAACGCTAACTTTGCATCTGGTATCGACGGACGTTGGGAGTTCCCAACCGCTACCGAGCGTCCATATGCATATGCACGTAACTCGTGGGCTCCAGTAGGTCTTAACGGATTCTACACTTGGAACTACGCTGGCGAAGGCGGTGCCGAACTTGGTACTCCAAACTACGCTGCAGTTGACTCACTTGATGGCGTTAACTTCAAAGTTTCCAACACCGCTATGGCAACTGATGGAACAATTACTTTGACAACATCTGCTACTCACACTTATGTTATTGGTGATTCAATTTCTGTAGCTGGTGCTGATAGAACTGTTCTAATTACTAATAAAGCAGCAACTACTAGCCAAGTTACCTTAACTACATCTGCTGCACACAGCTTAGTAGTTGGAGACAGAATTACTGTTTCAATTGGTGACAGTGCATTTGATGGAACCTATGCATGTGCGTCAGGTACAACTGGATCAACCATTGTTTACAATAAAACAAATGGTGCAGCTGTTACTAGCGTCGCTGTTAACAGCGGCTCGGCAGTAGCAACTGTTAACGTATTCAACGGTACTTACACTGCTGTATCTCCTACAAGTGGAACAACCATAACTTACAAGAGAACCCTTACAGGTCTAGCTGGAACTTTGGCTTCAACAACTGGAACTTATACCAAGGCAAACCATGGTCTAGTTACAGGTCAAACAGTTACAATTACTGGATTTGCTAAGACTACTCTAAACATTAGCAACGTTGCAATTACGGTTACCGATGCAAACACGTTTACCGCTACTGTAACTGCTGGTGTAGATGGAGTAGATGCAAACACTGGAACTCTAGTTGTAACTAGAAGCTCTGCTATTACATCTGCTGCAGCTCCATTTGCTGCTAGTGCATCTTCAGCTACAGCTGGAACCTCTGCTACAACTGGATACAACGTACCTGGAAACCTCAGCTTCAACGCTGACAACCCTGTTGACCGCGTAATCAGATCAAACGAGGACCCAACCTCTTAACAGAACCAATAGAAAAAGGCGGCGTGCCTTGGTGTGCGAGACATGCCAGCACGCCGCCTGATTCATATCTAGGAGATACAATTTATGGGAACTTCACTGTGGGTTCAGCCAGCTGAACTAGGATCATATGCCAACACTGAGTTTGCTCAGGAGGCGTGTGAGACTGCCTCATACCTGATGTGGACTATGTCTGGTAGAAAATTTACCGGCGAAGTGACTGTAACTGAACGTTACGTCTGCGCCAAAAGATCTTATCGTCTTGGTCCATCTTCTAGAAATTACTATGGAACTTTGATTTCTGGTCAGCTTTACAACATTCCTGTAGCTGACTTTCAAGAATACACCGAACTTGTCTCAGATGGTCTTTCTCCCGAATCTAGAATTAAACTACGTGGACGTCCTGTAACTAAGATCCACTCCATCAGAAATATGAGCGGAGAGATCCTAAATCCAGACACTTACTACCTAGTTGACCACTCTACTATTCAAGCTGCTGCCGGTGTTCCTTGGACTCCGTGTAACGTTGAAGTAACTTATACTTACGGATCTCCTATTCCTATGGCTGGAAAAATGGCTGCCCGAACTCTAGCCATGGAATTTGCCAAACTTTGGGCAGGAGATGATGACTGTATGCTTCCTCAGCGTATTACGTCTATTTCTCGTCAGGGAGTTTCATACACTCTACTAGACAGCCAAGACTTTATTGACGATCTACGTACTGGTCTGTACGCTATTGACCTATTCCTAAAGTCAGTTAACCCAGACAAAGCTAGAGCAAAAGCTAAGGTGTTTAGCCCAGATGCTCCTAGGGGTAGACGTTACACTCCAAAAGATCTTGTACTAACAGCTAATACAAACTTTGATATTGCTGTGGTTAAAAATTCTCCAGCAACTTGGACTTCGGTTGGTAAAACCGGAGCGGATGTTTCAGCATTTTTTGACGGTACCGGATGGACTCCTGTAGTTACGATCAGAAGCGCTGGATCGGGTAAAAGTTTAGATATTGCATCAAGCAACATAGTTGTGAATAATGGCAACCAGTCAGTTTCATTTACAATTAGTTATAACGATGCAAGATCGGTGTTGGGATTTGTTGATCCTGGCACATGGACTCTATACGCAACTAAGACCGTTGGCGGTGTTACGACCGTATCAGAGATTGAGACTGGAAACCTCCAGATCAAGTTATATAGCTAAGAAAGAAGGTAAGTATGTCAGCTCAGACAAACTTCCGTGCTGTCGATATGCTCGGCAGTGTTGCAGCAGAAGCTCCAGTTGCCGCACCGGTAGAGGAGAAGAAAGTTGCAGCAAAACCTGCGGCAAAGAAGGTAGAAGCTAAGGTTGAAGAAGTTCAGCCTGAAGTTGTCGTCGAACCTGTTGCAGAAGAAACTCCTGAAGGAGAATAATTTATGTCTGCAGCAGTGAACATTGGTGACATATCCGAGGATGCTTTAAATCTAAGAGATATGATGAACGGAATACTTGAAAGAGTAGAGTCTGTTTTTCAGTCATACAATGTTCCACTGCCGCAGCGTAGATATTGGACAATGGGAACTCCGGCAATTGACTGTGAACAAGTAGTAGTTGCTTTTAATCAGATGTATCTTGGTAGCCCTGGAGATCAGGTGAGTGAACCACAGCGTTGTAATATGCCAAGAACTGCAATAGTTACAATAAGCATTGCTCGTGAGGTACCTACAGTTGGCATGAATGGACGTCCACCTACACCTGAAAAGATTCAACAGGGTGCAGAAATCTCAGCTATAGATGCTTGGGTTCTAATGTCTTCTATGAAGCTTTTTGATATGTGGGATGGAGTATTTGGATTAGGTATATTAGCTACTCTAGAAGCTGCCGATATGGAGGGCGGTTACCAAGTAGTTAGCCTTGAACTGACGTTGGCGGTTCCATAATGGCTAAAACAATAAAAGTGACTTTATACCATGAAAAAATAGATCAGCTTTTAAATTCTCCTAGAGGAGAAGTTGGTAGAGAGCTTAAAAAACGAGCTGTAAAAGTTCAGGTTGCAGCTAAGCGTCAAGTAGGAGTTAAAACCGGACGTCTTAAAAGATCTATAAGAATTTATGGGCATACAAAAGTTGGAAATGGGCAAAGAATGTATATAGGATCTGCCGTACCATATGCTCTCATGCATCACAATGGGACAAAAAGACACATGATTTTCCCGAAAAAGAGATCTTATTTAAGATTTAGAAATAAAGGTGTACTTGTATTTGCCAGGGCTGTTAATCATCCTGGAACTAGGCCAAATAGGTACCTTACAGATAATTTATACTTGTTCTATAGCAAATAGCTATAAATACGTAAGTATTAACTACAAAATTAAGGATAACAAATGACTCGATTTAAAGACTTTGGAACCGGAAATGTCGATCCAAATGCTGAACCAGTATCATTTAAACTTCACGGTGAAGAATTTCATTGTGTAAAACAACTGCAAGGTAAGGTCATTCTAGAACTTATCTCTGCTAGCAACTCTGAAGATGTAACAAGAAACGCTGACGCTGTTGAGCTGTTTCTTTCTAGAGTGCTTTTGAAAGAAAGTTACGACAGATTCGTTGCTCTTCAGGAGAACCCAGAAAAGATTGTTTCAGTTGAAACTCTGTCTGAGATCACTGCTTGGCTAATTGAGGAGTATTCAAACCGCCCCTCGGATCGGCCAGCAGCCTCCTAAGTTGGGCGGTTGATCTCTGGCCGTATGTCAACGGAAAGGCACTAGTGAACGGACTACAACTTGCAAGCATGGAGCTATCAGATATGCTTGACGTTATTCACTATTTCCTCGAAGAAGATTTTAGGTACTCTAGCGAGTATGAACCTATATACAAAGACAACTTTAGAAAAAACATTTATGAGTCAATGTATAACAAATCTTATAAATACGTAAGTAGCGATGAACCAGATGCTAAGTACGGTGACATCAGCAAGTTAGATGGTCCAGAAGAATTTTCTGAGCCAGAAGAAATTATAGAGCCTTTCAATCCAAGAAAAGAATCTATAAAACCATATATTGCACCAACCCCGTTAAGGGAAGATTCTGCACTACCTTTTGGAAGTGTTTTGGATCAGCCGTTGGGTTAGTTTAGAAGGAGGTGAGTCATAGCTATGGCAGAAAATATTGGTAGAGCCAAAATTGAAGTTGGTGCTGACACCAGAAAAGCCCAGATGGATCTTGAAAGATTCAGACAAAGACTGGAAATGGCTGGACGTAGCTATGACAAACTTCTTAAAGAAGACGTAACCAGAAAATTTAGCGAAAACTTTAGAAAAGGTTTTGAACTAGGTGTTCTTCGTGGTGTTACAAAAGGTGAGAATCAGTTTTATCAGCTAAACCGAGCCATAAACGTAGCTGCCTCTGCACTTAATAAAATTAAAAGCCCTGCTGAAATGGCATCAGACAGGTTTATGAGACTTCAAAGAACCGGTCTAAAATTTCAAGCTGCTGCTGGAATTATTGCTGGAACTATTGGAGATTTAGTTGGAGGATTACTCTCTCTAGTTGGAGTTCTTGGTGCAGCGGTTCCTGCTATAGCAGCATTTGGTGGAGCATTTGCTGGAGTTGCTGTAGGATTTATTGGCGTAAAAGTTGCAATGGCCGGAGTTGCCAATGCAATTGGAACGGTTTGGAAATCTCAAACTGCCTTAAATGATACATTTAGAGCGGCAGCTCAGGAATATATAAATCTAAAATTTGCTGCTGAAGCAGCGGCACTTTCTCAAGAAGATGCGGCACTAAAACTTGAAAGTGCTAGAGAAGCACTTGCTCGTGTTCAAGATCTTCCACCAGACAATAGACTTCGTAGACAAACAGAACTTGCCTACAAGCAAGCAGATCTACAGCTTAGAGAAGCTAAGCATAAGAGTGAAGAAGCTTTTAGAGCTGTTAAAAAAGGTATTGAGGCTACAAGTGCCTATCAGCCTCTAGCTCCACTATCTAAGATGCAATTAGAGTTTGTAAAGTTTATGGTAACTTTACGCCCTCAGATGCAGCAATTAAAGAAAGAAGTTGCTGAAGGATTTATTCCTAAACTTCAAGAATCTATACAAACTCTTATGAAGTATGGGTTCCCTGTTCTTAAGACTGGTCTTAAGCAGGTTGCTTCTGCTATGGGAGACGCAAGTAAAACATTTGCAAGTGCTTTTAAAGACACTACAAATATGGAATATTTAAAAAGCTTTTTTGAAAGTTCTACTAAAGTAATAGCCCATTTTGGAAATTCTATGAAGTCTTCTTTTGGAATTCTTCTTACCATATTAAAAGCCGCGGCTCCAATAACCGAAAGATTTTCTGCAGCAATTGATACAGCTTTATCTAATTTAGAAGAAAAGTTAAAACTTCAAGAATTCAATGGAGATCTGAGAAGAACTTTTGAATTAGCTTACGATGTTGCAAGATCTTTAGGCGGAGTATTTAGAGAAATTTATGGGGGCATAAAAAATATTGTTAAAGCTGCTTTTCCGAGTGGTCCAGATAGTGGTGCTGGAAAAGTAATGCTTGACTTTTTACATTCTATTTCAAAAGGATTTGAGAGTTTTACTGGAAGCAAAGGTTTCAGTAATTGGCTAAAAGAGTCTACAATAAATGCTGTTGAAGCTTTAAGAACTATAGGTCAATTTTTAAAGATTTTTGTTGATCTTGCAGGAAATCAAGATACCAGAAAATTTTGGATCACTCTTAGAGGTGCAATTCCTTATGTAAGGCAAATTTTAGAAGCCGGTCAAAAAGCTGGAGAAGCAGTTGCCAATGTTTTAGTTAGCCTTTCTAGAATGATTGCAGCACTTGCTGATGAATCGACAATAACCACATTTTTTAATACTTTAAGTACCATAATGAATACATTTGCAAGCGTTCTTGAATTTTTAAGACCGGTTCTTACAGTCATTGGTGCAATGCATGGTCCATTGCTTGCAATTGCCGGAGTATTTATTCTTCTTAAAAAAGGTTTAGAAATATTCTTAGGTTATATTGCAAAATTTATGAACATGATGGGCTCTGTAACTGCAAAACTAAAAGCTGATAAAGAGGCAGTTAGGGCATTAAAAACTGAATATATGCTAGCTGGCCAAGCTGGCCAAGACATGTTTAATAAGCTAAGAATGTCTGCAAGAACTGCAAGAAACAGCCAGCTACTTACAATGGGTAGAGAAGCTGGATTTGCTAGAGATCGTCTGGCCCAACTGGAACTTCAATTAATTTCTGGAAGCAAGGCTGCATATCTCTATAACGAGCGAACTAAGCAAACTACTCAGATGCTTCAGATGAGCATAATTGCAAAGAAGGGTGCAATTACCGAAGCTCAGCTTATGACTAACAGAATTTTAGCTCAAGCTTCTGCTGCAGGATTTGATGCTCAACAAGTCAAAGCTTTAAACACTCAGATCCAAAGAAATATTGAAGAACTTAGACGTCAAGGTCAAACAGTAATTACTAATCAGCAATTAATTGCTGGAACTGGATTAGCCGGTGGTCGATATAAAGCAGCATATGCAAATACTCTAAATGCCCCGGGACCTGCTGGAGTTCCAATGGCTCCAGGACTAACTGTTGGAGCCAATGCTACTAGAGGATTCCTTGGAACTGTTGGCCGCGGTATACAGGGTGGATTTAGTCGACTTGGTGGCGGATCTATAGCGGGTGGTATTGGCATGGGTCTAACTGGAGCCAGTGCTCTTTATAGCATGGCGTCCGGTACAATGAGCCAAACTGGAATGATGATGCAAGGTGTTGCTGGAATTGCTTCTATGTTTGGTCCTGGGGGTATGGTTGTTGGATCTCTATTAAGTATTGGAACAACAATTGTTGACAGTATTAATGCTGCTCAAGAAAAACAAGCACAACGAATCAAAAAATTTGAAATTATAAGCGCAGAGATGGTTGTTCAAAACTTAAACCAAGTTCAAAAATTTGGTGAAAAAGCTGCAGCCGCTGGGTTTGCTGGAAATAAATATGAAGCTGAAGCTATAAGCAGTAGTTTGTTTAACAAGGCTGCTGGAATTGGTGCAAAATACGATGTTGGCCTAAATGAAATGCAAAATGCTTTGCAAGAGTTTGCCTTATCTAATAAAACAGCTTACAAAATATCTACTTCAAGTCAATTTGCAGCTGATACTATTGCTGAAACTGTAGGTAAACTTTCTAAGACTTCAACCCTTGACATAAATTCTATAGCCGGAGCTCTTGGAACTGTCTCTTCTATGACGGCAAAAACCTCTACAAAAGTTATAAATGATCTTGTAAAAACTTCTCTTATTGGACGCACCGATGTTCCAAAACTATTAGAGGGATTAAAATTTGATGCTTCAGGTGTACTCACCAACTACTCGTTTAAACAGTTGATGACTAAAATTGCAACTGCAAGCGCAGGTTTGCAGGCTCAGGGCGCTACAGGTACTGGAACTGGGCAATTTACTACTCCTACATTTAAATATAAAGCATTAGACATGTCTAGCGGTATGAGTTTACTTTACAACAATATGTTGGCTGGTGGAGGCTCTTTAAACAAAACTCAAAAAGAGACTGCAATTCAAGATTTAAGTACTTTGATGGGTGGAAAATCTCAAAATATATTTAAAGGTGGAAAATTTGTAGATCAAAAAGCTATGAATACTGCTGCAAACTCTGTATCTCGTTTAGCAGAGCTATTAACTGGAGTTGCTGGATCTACTATTACAAAAGAATCTGTAACTGGTCGTATGTATAGAGGAACATTCTATACCCAGTCGGAATTAAATACTTTAAAAACTACAAATAAACAACTATACAATTCAATTAAAAACATACAACCTCAGATAATTGAAGGTTTCAACGTTGCCGGAACCTTCTTCCAGGAAGGAGCTTTTAGTGAAGCTTTGAGGGGGATAACTCTTAGGATAGATGGTGCCGATGTCTCTGCTGCCGATTATTATAAGGGAGATAGATTAAATAAGCTTGGATCGGTTCTGGATGTTTTAAATAAGAACTTAATACCGTCTGCAGCTCCAAGTGCAGATGCAACGGCTTTCAAAACTTCCACTACTAATATAAGTAATTCTGCTGTAAAGTTTGATAAAGCTGCAGATAAACTTTCAAACGTTAGCGATAAATTCTCAGACTCTGTGGCTAGAAGTCAGGCTCTATCGGTAGTTCTCTCTAGCGCGGCTGGTCAGCTAGCTCTAAAGAACAACAGAACCGACATAATAGATTCTATGGTTAAGATAGAGCTAAATAGGATGGGAGTTAAGGTTGGAGGATAAAAATGACTAGAACAAACCTAATTACTAATGCTTCCTTCAGATCCGCTACCACGGGCTGGTCAGCCTTAAGTACAGCAGCCATAGCTTTAAATACGTCTACTGGATTTGTTGGGAGTTCGTCTCTATACGTATCTAGCATTACTTCTACTTCAACTGGTGTCGAGCTTACCAACTTTTTAACAATAGACGAGTCTAAAGATTATTCTATATCCGGGTATTTAAGAATTAATTCGGAAGCTACCGCGGCTGTTGCAGGATCTATAACAATGAGAATTGTTTGGGCAAACTCTAGCAATACTACAGTTCTCACGTCTACTGCAACTCTTTCTGTGCCAAAAGACAGTGAGTGGTACAGAATAGGTTTGACTGTTCCAGCTGCTACTATTCCAGCAACGGCCGTAAAAGCAAAAGTAGCTTTTATACCTACAACATCCAGTACAATTACAGAATTCTATTTAGATGCAGTTCTGTTTGAACAAAGCTCTTATATAGAAGAGTTTTATGAAGATTTTAATCAAGTATCTAGCACTGTTCAATCTCAAATAGTTAGTGCAAATGATTCTACTTTATTGTCTGCTTCTAAACAAGCATTAGAAAATAGCATAGTAAATAATGCTCTTAAAAAGATGCCGCAGCCTTATATTAGCGGACTGAAACTTAATGCAGATATAAATATAAATGGGTTAATTTTAAATACAATTGATGAAAATAACGTTGTTTGGGTGTGTACAGATATTAAAAACTGGTGGACTCTACCTGAAGCAGAAGTTCCAGATATTAATCGAGGTCTTGATGACGGATCTTACAACGTACGTGGACGTTGGAAAGCTAGAACTATAACTCTTGAAGGATCGATTCTTCCGCCTGGTCCGGAATACATGCCGGCGGCTAGATCTAAACTTATATCTGCTCTTTCTGATCTTGTCTATCTAGGCGGTATTTTAGCTGTTGACGAAGGTCCGGTAAAAGTTTCTAAGGTTTTTATGATCGGGCAGCCAACTATGGACGTAAAAAACGCGAGAGGCCGCATAGATTTTTCTGTACAACTCAGAGCTGGAGATCCTGTTAAGTATTCTTGGAACTACCAAGCAACGGATGGATATTTCTCAGCAACCCCTTTTACATATAAACAAGCTACAGTAACTGCTGCAACTTTTAGCTCTGGAACTAGAAGATATACTGCCACTAATACTTTTGCTGTGGGAGATTACGTAGTGGTCTCTGGGACTAGCCCGGCCGGTTGGGAATTAACTACGGCAACTGCTGTAACTGCCGTTGATTCCGGGGGAGCTTGGTTTGAAGTTACTGCCACTAACCCTGGAGTTTCCTACACTAGCGGTGGCACTGCTCGGCTTGCTTATTCAAAAACTTCAGTATTTAACGAGGGCAATACTGTAGTTCCTACAATAATTACTCTAACTGGTCCAATGTCTGCTTCTAGCTATATTAAGAATCTTACTAATGGTAACTCTA